GCTCTATGTACGTTAGGTAGTATCAATTGGGGAGCTTTCCGCAACCCAGAAGATATGAAACGTGCTTGCAGAATTCTACAACGTAGTCTATGTAACATTCTTGACTATCAAGATTTCTTAAGCATACAAAGTAAATTAAGCAATGATGAAATACAACCATTAGGCATTGGTGTTACTAATTTGGCCTATTGGCATGCTAAACGTGGATACGAATATGGCACTACTGAAGCACTACAAGATGTCAAGACATGGATGGAACATCAGGCATTCTTCTTAACAGAAGCCACAGTTGAACTTGCTCGTGAACGTGGTGCATGTTTACACAGCGAACATACACGCTATGGTAAAGGAAAATTTCCTTGGGAGAATCGTGCTAAGGGAGTAAACAAACTTGCAGACTTTACGCCGTCACGTGAATTAGATTGGGAACAGTTACGGAGTGATATGAGATCGTATGGTGTGCGTAATGCTACATTGATGGCAATTGCTCCTGTGGAAAGTAGTAGTGTTGTAATCAATTCAACCAATGGTATTGAAATGCCGATGAGTTTAATCAGTGTTAAGGAAAGTAAGGCAGGTAGCTTTATACAGGTGGTACCGGAATATAATAAATTAAAAAATAAATATCAATTGATGTGGGAACAAAAAGATTGTGATGCATACTTAAAAACTGCAGCAGTGCTAGCAGCTTATGTAGATCAAAGTATTAGCACAAACACTTTTTATAATCCAGCACATTGGGCCGATCGTAAAGTCCCAAGCACATTAATTGCTAAAAACTTAATGCAGGCACATGCTTGGGGTATCAAGACATTCTACTATAGCCTGATCAATAAACAAGGTGCAAAAGCAGATGCAGAAATTGCACCAACATTGGCTGCACAACCAGATGAACAAGACGAAGATTGCGAGGCATGTAAACTATGAGTAAAGAACAATATAATTTATCAACAAAAACAAACTATCTACAACGTAAGATGTTCCTGGATCCAGCCGGTCCTGTGACCATCCAACGCTTTGAAGAAGTAAAATATAACAAGATTGCTAACTTTGAAAACACAGCCAGGGGCTTCTTTTGGCAACCAGAAGAAGTTAGCCTAACTAAAGATTCACAAGATTTCAAAGATGCCAGCGATGCTGTTAAACATATCTTTACTAGTAATTTACTGCGTCAGACAGCATTAGATAGCCTACAAGGTCGTGCGCCTAATCAAGTATTTGGGCCGGTGGTAAGCCTACCAGAACTAGAAGCATTGATTAGCAATTGGAGTTTCTTTGAAACTAATATCCATAGCAAGAGCTATAGCCATATCATCCGTAATATCTACAACGTGCCTAAAGATGTATTCAATACAATACATGACACCGAAGAAATCGTAGGCATGGCCAGTAACATTGGCAACTACTATGATAAGTTACACATGATCAACTGTCGTAAAGAAATGGGCAATAAGATAGATGAACGTGATCATATTAAAGCCATATGGCTTGCTTTACATGCAAGTTATGGCTTAGAAGCATTCCGATTCATGGTATCATTTGCCACAAGTTTGGCCATGGTTGAGAATAAGATCTTTATTGGCAATGGCAATATTATCAGTTTGATCTTACAAGACGAATTGCTGCATAAAGAGTGGACTGCTTTCTTGATCAATCAAGTGGTCAAAGAAGATCCGCGCTTTGCAGACATCAAAGCAGAATGTGAAGCTGAAGTTTATCAAATGTATCTTGATGTTATTGGCGAAGAAAAGGCCTGGGCAGACTATTTGTTCAAGCTAGGTCCAGTGATTGGGCTCAACGCTGCTATCTTAAAAGAGTTTGTAGACTACACCGCAGTAGGTGCACTAAAAGAAATTGGTATCAAGTACACTAATCCTGCACCCAAGACCACGCCTATACCTTGGTTCAACAAGCACAGCGATACCAGCAAGAAACAAACAGCCTTACAAGAAAATGAAAGTACTAACTATGTGATCGGAGTCATGGGCGAAAACGTTGAGTATGATGAATTACCAGAGCTATAAGATGTTAACAGTATACAGTAAAAATTATTGTCCTTTTTGCGATAAGGCCAAACATTTATTAAAAACAAAAAATATCGCATACACGGAAATTAACATTGATGAAGATCAACAAGCACGTGAGTGGTTGATCGCCCAGGGGCACCGTGCAGCACCACAGATCTACCTGGGTGACGAACTATTTGTAGAAGGTGGGTATCAAGGATTAGTAAAATTAAGTGATGAAGAATTATTCAATAAATTAGGGGATTCAAATGTTAGTAACTAACAAGTATGATCAAGATGATATCGTGACTTTTAAGATCGTCAACGGTGACGAAATCGTCGCTAAAATCGTAGAAGAGTCAGATGATGCATTTACTGTAATTAAGCCTTGTACGGTTATGCCCAGCCAACAAGGGCTTGGCTTGCTACAGAGTCTATTTACTAGCGACTTAAATAAGAGTATACGATTAGAAAAACGACATGTGATGATGCACGCACCTACTGTTAAAGATGTGCAGAATCATTATATTAAAACCACCACTGGCATTGAACCGGTATCGAAAGGTGGAATTATTACTTAGGATTTAGAGTATGGCAGATGATATTATAGCTAGTGCGAGGTCGATGACCACAGTTGCCGATGGGCAATATGTGGCTATTGGTACACCTAAGGCAGCTATAACTCCTGCTACGCTAACTGCTATGGTTGGTATGGCAAAACCCGATGGAGCTGCTATAGATATCGCACCTAAAGTCACTGAAGCTATGTCAAAATTAGATCAGGTTCGATTTGGTAGCGACCCCGCACTTGCTGCTAATGCAAATGTAGCTTATAACGCCTTAACCACAATACAAGGTAAATTATTTAATAAAAATGATCAAGGTGGATTTGGTGCTATAGTAGGTAAAATCCAATCACATATCTCTAACAGCAATGACGTATTAAACTCTACAAATTTCCTTGGCAATAGTTCATACAGTGACTTTGGCAGTGGTATCACTGATATGTCTAGCATGGGCGATCGTGGGATGACTAATGTCTTTGGTAGTCTACCTGGAGCAGGTAAGGCAATGTCATCATTTGGGACTATGTTTAATGGTATTGATGTTAAACGATTTGGCACACCAAGTGGTCTAGTAGAAAGTCTGCAGAAGAATAAATTAGCCAATGCCACTGGTGTAAATCAAAAACTAACAGATGCAGGTGTAGATCTTAATGATATACATAATCCTGTGTATGCTGATAAAATTTCTAGCGTGTTAACTAATATAAAAGATCCAGCGGCGATTAATACCACAGCTGATCAATTTGGAATCAATAATCCATTTGCGGGATTACCAACCTATACTGGTACTGATAGTAGTTTATACAAAACTCCAGACTTTTTGACAGGTGGATCAGCTACTGCTCCTACAGCAACTACTATTCCTACCTCCGGTACATCTGCATTTGGTGCACCAACTACTACAGGATTTCCAACAGCATCAGGAACTTCAAGGCAAGGTGGATCTTTTGGGTCTGAGCAAATACAAGGTCAGACTGGTACTGGTATACAGGGATTAAAAGATTTAAGTGATTATACTAAAACTGCTAATCCAGCAGACACTGCCGGCTTCGCTGGTATGGATAGCCTTACTAGTAAATTTAAAGACATGGGTGCAGGGTCTGTAGTTGATGCCAGCAAAGCATCAAGTTTCTTCGGTAGCATACAAAAAGTACCTACTCCTTTAACCAATGCGGCAAATCCTACATTAAACAGTTTAATAACAGAACATACACCATTTATACAAAATTTAATAGGATCAAGCACAGTGCCATCTGCGCAAGATTTTTTAGGACCAGTTGCTGGATGCAGTGAGTTAGATGCCCTAGCTGATGGAGTGACAGATGACAAGGTCGCTGCACTTAATACTAAATTAGCCAGCACTAACACATTCCTTAGTGCTGCAGGCATTACCACAGCAACAGCACCAGCAACGCAAACACTCAGTGGTGTTATGGGCTTTGCTACTAAATTGCATACCTATGGTAAAGATGACAGCACGGGTGGGATTGGAACTATGCTTAAAAATATGGCCAATACTAGTACAAAATATGGTGAGGCAGTCAAGGCTAGCCTAGCTGAAGGCAAAAACAATGACCTATTATCAGCTAATGGTATAGGTCCTCTTAAAACGAATCCTTTCGAAGGTGTACCTGCGTATGCTGGTACTGACAGCAGCCTAGCGACCAACGCTGGAGCTAAAATGATGGGAGGAGGCGGTGATTCTACTCCACCTACACCAAGTCGAGGAACTGTAAGTGGATCTAGTACACAAGGTGGATCATTTGGATCTGAACAGATACAAGGGCAAGTAGGAACAGGTACAGCAGGACTCAGAGGCACTCCTTTTGATGTAACAGGTGGAAGGTAGCCATGTATCTAAACCCTACTCTCGAATATAAACATATCAGTGAGTGGGCAGATCATCTTGTTGGCCGTAGGATAACTCCTCGCAATCTAGTCAAGACCCTAGGCAAACATCTCAACAAACATCATCCTGTACGTGTTAAATTATACAGTGGTGCCAAAGGTGAACTTGATCCAGGTGAATTTAGTA